GTGGCCAGCTCCTTGTAGGAGAGCTGCTCGAACTGGGCACGGGGTATCGCCTCTCGCCGTCAGGACGGGAGATGGTGAGCTCTGCCACGGTGATCCTTTCGCTACAGGCCGATGTCCCGCAGGAATCGGTCGGTGAACTTGATGAACTGGCGCTCGGCCTCGCCGATCTTGTTGACCAGCGCCGGGTAGAGCACGGCGTTGGGTCCGTACTCACCGAACTCGCCCTGCGCACGACCGCCCTGGCGGAGGTTCGCCCCGATGCGGCTGCGCCGGCGGATCTCCGTCATGCCGCCGCCAGGCAGCAGCTGCACGTCGCGCCCGCCGTACTCGTACACGCCGGGATAGCGATACCCCTGCGGGTACTTCCTGCTCTTGCGCGTCGCCTTCGACTGCACGAACACGCCCTGCGCCGTGACCGCACCGACGATCTTGCGCGCCATCGTCCCGGTCGAGAGCGTGTTGAACCTGCGCTTGGCGATGCTCCTCGCGTCGGCCGCGACGATGTCGGCGACCTCCTTGAGGCCAGGGCGCAGCAGCTCTTGGTTGATCGACCTCTCCGATCCTGGCGCAGCGATCTTGTTCAGGTCACGCTGCAGCGCGGACAGACCCTCTACCCGCAGGGTCTGCCCGGTTGCGCTCCCGGTGAGGCGGTTTGCCACTGCTTAGACCGAGGCGGTGTCCGCGGTCTGGGTGGTGATGGTGATCGGCTGGTCCGAGCCGTCGTAGAGCGCCTTGAACGGCAGCTCGAGCGTGACGACGTCGGGCCCGGCCACCGCCGGCGTGGTGCCATCGAAGCGCACGTCGGGAAGGCTCACCTCGACGTACGGGAAGAACGTGCTCTCGATCGCGGTGGCGGCCGTCCACTTCGCGGTGACAGCGGCGATGGTGCCGTTGACGAACCGGTTGTAGTTGGTCATCGAGTCGAACTCGACGGTCATCGAGCCAGTCACCTCGGTCATGCCGGCGATGATCGGCTCGCTCATGGTGGCCGCGCCGAGGAAGTAGCGGTCGCTCTTGTGGTTGTTGGCCACGGTCACGGTGAAGTCGGTGACCACGCCGACGCTGCTGCCGGCGATGGAGATGACGCCCTGCGTCCAGTTGAACAGCTGCACGCCAGTCGGATACGACGCCGAGGCCAGCGACTCGCTGGTGATCTCGTCCTCGCCCACGATCTCGCACTCGACCACGAGGAACTCATCCACCGAGTTGCTCAGGGTGATCTGGTCGATCTTGCAGCCGGTGTAGCTGAACGGGGTCACGGTCCCGTTGCTCATGGGACGGCCCACCTGCACCGTGAGGCCAAGCCCGTAGGGGTCGCCGAGGGTGTGGGTGTGCAGGCGGCTGTTGGTCGCACCTGACGGGGTCGTGATGCTGACCGAGCCCAGCGCGTGCTTGAGCCACAGGCCCAGACCCTTGCTCGGGGCCTCGAAGCTGACCGTGCCCTCCACGCGCTTCTGGCCGGCCGCCCAGCGGTCGGTGCGCAGCACGCGGTTGTTGGCGCGAAGCCCCGGCGACTCGATGCGCTCGATGGCGAGCGCAAGCGACTCCTCGGTGAACTCGATGAAGCTGGTGGGGGCCTTGTAGACGCCCCAGGTGTCCTCTGCGACCGCACCCAGCTGAGCGGCCAGTCCGCTGCGGATAGCCATTGGCTATTCCTCCTTGGCCTTCTCGGCCTTCTTCGGGGCGGCCTTCTTCGGCTCGGCCCAGGTGTCCTGGATCAGCAGGCCATTGGCGACCTGCTGGGGGAGATCGACCGACTCACCACGGCGCACGGTGATGACGTGCCCGTTGGCGAGCGGCACATCGACCGCGGAGTGCGGTCCCACGTACTCGACCTTCACGGTTTTCCTCCTAGATGCGCGCTTCCACGCGCACGCCGATGGTGAGAAGTGCCGATCGCGTCGTGTCCGACGCGCCGACCTCCAGCTGCACAGACGAGACCGACGCGACGCGCACGGTGTTGTCCATCGCCGGCGAGGTGCTGTTCTCGCGCAGCTCGTCCTCGAGCTCCTCCATGAGCTCGTAGGCCCGCTCGACAGCGGGCTGGGTCTGCTGGCCCTCGCGGATCACGAGGATCAGCACCTCGACCGTGTAGACCTCGTCCTTCGCCAGGCGGCCGAGGCTCGCCCAGGACTGATCGCCGGACAGGCCGAGGATGTTCACGCTCTCGCGCCCCGGGTCGGGGAGCGCGGGCCCGTAGTTGACGCGCACGCCGGTCAGGCCAGTACGACCGCTCAGGCCGTCGTGCAGGGCGTTCATGAACGCCGGGGCAGTGCTGGTGGCCATTAGAAGGCCCCTGCGGTGCGCCTGTAGGGAGCCAACAGGCGACGCGACGCCGCCGGGATGGCGTGGGTGGCCGGGCCCTCGGGAGAGATGCTCTGCGGCTCGTCGATGCCGGCGATCGCCAGCTCGGTGAGATCGCGCCTGAGTCCTGACTGCACCGCAATCACGCAGGCCCGCTTCACGTCGTCGGGGACTGCGGAGAATCCCCACGCGCCGGCGATGTCCACGAGCGTGTATCCGTAGTCCTGCGCAGTCTGCGACACGTGCAGGCTCGTGAGCCGATTGCTGAACCGGATGCCCTGGTACGGGCCCTGCGGGCTCGTGACGGGCATCAGCTGGTAGTCGGTGGTTGCCGTGAGCACGCTGCCCGGGCTTGCCTCAGGGTTGATCGTGAGGCTGCTCACGGTGCGCAGGTCGTACGGTGCGAGGTCGAGGTACAGCGATCCGGCGGGCACCTGGAAGCGCCTGGTCGCCGACGCGGTCGCCGGAGCGAACTCGCGGTCGTACTCGCGCATGATCGCCCGGGAGAGGTCGCTGATCAGCGACTGGATCAGGTTGTCCCTGGTCGTGTCGGAGGCGGGCAGCTCCACCGCCTCGCGCACGTTGGCGAGAGTGCACAGGTCCCAGGCGGCAGCGGGCATCGGCTACCTCGTCTCGGTCTTCTTCTTGGTGGCGCGCGGGCGGCTCTCGGCGCGCTTGGCCGGCGTCTTGGCCTCGTGGCCCGCCTTGCGAAGCTCCGCGTCGATGTCCTTCACGCGGTCGGTGAGACCGCGACGCTCGCAGCCGCGCCGCTCCTCGAGCAGCGCCTTGATGTAGTCAGCCTTCTCGGCGTCAGTCACGTGTTCTCCTGGTGTCAGGAACGCGACGGGCCCGCCGCCTCGGATGAGGTGACGGGCCCGTTCACGGTCAGATCAGCTGCTACAGGGTCTCGTTGAGGCCCGTGCCGGTGATCTTGCAGATCGCCTCCGGGTAGCGGCCGCTCATGAAGGCGGAGTACCCGTAGTAGGAGAGGCGCACCGTCAGGGTGCCCGAGCCGACCGACTCGTGCACCTTGAAGCGCTGGGTGCCCTCCATCACGCGAAGCGCCGGCGCGTTGATGACGAGGATCGCGTCCTCGTCGGTGCCGGAGCCCAGCGTCGTCGGGACGTTGGCGTCCACGACCACGGGCAGGCCCGCGATCGTGCCGACCACACCCGAGTCCTGCTCACCGTTGGCCATCATGAGCCCACCCTGCTGGAAGATCGGGGTGGAGGTGCTCACGCCGGCCGCCAGGAAGGCAGCGCGACGCGGGTGCATCACGATGTGCGTCGGGGCCTCGAAGTAGTTCGAGGTCACGGTGCTGATGGCCTTGTAGAGCGGGGCCAGGTAGTCGTTCGCGGTCGGGGTGGCGCTGGTGAAGGTCACCGACCCGATCGAGGAGACGTTCAGCAGGCCCGTGTGCTCCGAGGACGCCGACAGGCCGTTGATGAGCTGACGGTCGAACTCGGTGGTGTACGCCCGGGCGAGGTCATCGGCGATGACCACGTCCGCGCCGGGGAACGACCTCTCGAAGAACTGCACCGAGATGTCGCTCTGGCCGGCGATCGTGCGCACGGCGGTGCTCAGCTGCGAGGAAACGAAGTCCGTCTCGCTCACCGAGCCGTTCTCGGTCTGCACGGCCACCGAGGTGCCGGTGGTCACGCGGGGGACCGAGATCGTCATGCCGGCGTCAGGCAGCGGGGCCTTCGGCAGCTGCGTGAGCAGCGGGCCGCCCTGGCGGGCCTTGGGCGCGGCGTACTCCGACAGGTAGACCGGCGGGATGTAGCCGGC